CGTCGTAATCGCCGAATAGTCCGATGTCTCCCGCTTACTGTACGCCGTGTCATAACTCTGAATGATGTAATCCACTTGAGGCGGATCATCATGCAGCCAAACCTTCCACCACTGCCTTTTGAGTATCGCCCCCTCGTCATTAGTCGGCTGCTGCTGCCACTGAGCATTCCACTTGGATAGCCCAATGCTCATCTTCACCGCCTCTAACTCCGATAACTTCCAATACTCCGGCCACAAAGGATTCCCAGAAGGCAAAATTGCCGGAAACTCCAATACCTCCCACCTGTCCGCCTTCAACGCCCCCTGCTGCTTGAGCAAGCGCCCAGAGAGATCGTCCGTCCTCCACCGGGTGTTAATCACAATAATCGCCCCATTAGGCTGCAACCGCTGCCGAGGCCCCGACGTGTACCAGTTCCACGTGCTCTCCATCGCCGTCATGGACATCGCATCCTGCTCATCCAAGATGTCATCCAAAATGACAACATCCCCACCACGACCCGTCATCGCACCACCCTTACCAATAAAAAACGCCTCCCCACCACGGCTCGTGTCCCACCGCCCCGCCGCCTTACTGTCCGCCGACAAGACCATGTCCGGAAATAACTCCTTGTACTCATCACCACCAACAAGATTCCTGATCAACCGACCAAACCGCTGCGAAAGCTCCGCCGTGTGCGACCCAACAATAAGCTTGGACTCAGGCCTCTTGCCCATAAGATACGCCGGAAACAAATAACTGCCCATCTGACTCTTCCCATGCCTCGGCGGCATCGCAATCATCAACCTCTTACACTCCCCCGCCACAACCCTGTCCAACGCCGCCGCAATCTTCCTGTGATGCGCACCCACAATCATCTCCGGCCACACATATTTACAAAAATCCAAAAAGTTCGACGTCGCCTTCTCACGCGCCGAAATCTGCGCTAAACGCAACTCCAAACGCAATTGCTCGGCCTCAACCTCAGGAGGCAAAGTAGACGGAAGAACATTAACAGGCGTGGTCAAAGGAGCAAGGGCCGTGGGGAAAGGTGAATGGAGAGGGAGGAAGGATCAAGGGCCATGGACCAAGAATCTAGCACAGGGTGTTTTTTCATTTCAAATTTTTATAAAAATTTTAGGCCAATTGATTTTTTCAATTGACGGGGGTGTTTCACGTGAAACATGTTAGTGGACACTGACTAAATGTGTTTTGACCAGTGATTATTTGCCAGAAATCGGGCTAAAGCCTCCGCGACTCCAGCGCCCCGGCGCGCGGCGCGCGAACCCTGGCCCGTGGCCATTGCCCGCGTGGATTGGCCGTTGGCACTCCGGCCCCCGGCCGTCGACCCCGAACCCGAACCCCGAGCCCGAACCCCGCACGGCCGACCCCGAACCCCGGCCCACGCACGGCCGACCCCGGCACATGGCCCCCGGCACACGGGCGGCCGACCCCGGCCCCCGGCTAACGGCCCCCGGCACACGGGCCACGGCCCCGGCATAGCGGGCCACGGGCCACGGATAACGGGCCGGGGATAACGGCACACGGGCCGGGCGACCCGCGGCCCGGTTTACGGCCACTATGGCCTAGGGTAAGGGCGGGGGGATTGGCGGGGCCGCAGTCGGCACGGGCCGGGGATTGGCGGGGAAAAACGCGGGGCGGCCGGGGCGGTTAAACCCGCCACGCCAAAGAAAAATGGGGACAAAACAACGCGGCCGGAAAAAAAAACCCCGGCGCGGGGCCGGGGCGATACGGGGCCGGGGCGGCCTAATCAAGGCGCGAATTCGCGAATGCGTCAATCCCCGAATTGCGTAGAACTTGCGCATATGCCCCGGCGTAGGCCGCTTTACGGTCGACACTCTGGCCGAATTCATGAACCCAGATGCAAAGACCCGACGGGTAATGATTGCCCGCGATGCCCTCTTTTTTAGCCCAACGGCCGAAGGCCGTATTCCCCGCGAATTCTATCCACGCGAATCCACAAGCCCCGTCATCTACGCATTCGATTTCGATGCCCGACGCGGTCGATACGATCATGGGAATCGGGCGACATTCGCGGCCCGCGCGAATCCCGGCCGCATGGGCGACGCTAACCAATGCCGCGAACCCCGCATTACGCGCGGCGCGTTGCTTCGATTCGTGGGCGATTTTTTCCCTAAGGGTAGAAAATTCCATTTTTTAAGCCTTTCTAGAGTATTCCCCGGGGGCCAATCCCCCGGGCATGGCCATACTATAAATCAGAATTATCGGGAGAGTCAACAAAGCCCAACACGCTACGCAATTGGGCCGTCACGGCGTCGGCCATTTCGGGTTCGGCGTCGGGATTCTCTAGCAGGTCTAGAGCGGCCATCGCCGCAAGTCTTAAGTTGCCCGCGTGGATAGATAACGCGGCGATAAGTCTTTTATCGTCGTTTTCCATTTTTAACCCTTCCCACAATCGCCCGCGACATGATGCCGGAGAAAAGACCCCGGCGGGAGTGCGCGCGCGAATGCGCGCACGGCGTCGGCATCATTGGCGGCCCCGCTCTTGCGCGTACCGTGCCACTGTATGGCCGTCGGCCCCGTCGACGCGTAACACCCGCCCGAAGTGTTGAATCCTACTTTTTTAGCATTCGGCCCATGCGCGACGAAAACAATTACAAAGTCACGGTCGCCCCGCGCGCATAGCGGCCGACCGCCCCCGCATTGTTGACAAGTAAAATTTTCGGCCAATTCGGCGGGGCATTGTACGAATTTAACCCCCTTATATTCCACGCCCCCGCGCCAATCCGTACCGACGGGCGCGGCCACTACGGCGGGGCGGCCAATCGACCGCGCGGCCACGGCGCTATCCATATCATCACAACTTGCATTAATCACGGTTTGACCGACTTTCGCGACGGGCAAGGCGGCGGCGGGAAAGTGGGAATAAGTCCACGCGACGCCCCCGCGCGGCACGGCGTGGAGTACGGCGGCCATGTATTCGGCATCGATCTCGTCGGCCCCCGTGTGCGGCGTCGGGTGCAACGCGCAAGTTTTGGGGCAAGTCGAATAAGTGTTATCGGCCCCGGCCCTGTACGTTACGGCAATCGGCCCGGTCTTTCGATTACTGCTAACGGCGACGGTTTTAAGCATTTCTTGACCCTTTCTGAAGTATGAAAAAACAAAGACCGCGCCCCTATGATACACGGGGCGCGGATTAGTTCAATCATTTTCTTTTGTCACGGCCAAAAATGGCTTGAAATAAGGCCATGCCGAACAATCGCCGAAGCATTGCAAACCACTCGGCGCGTTGTTTTTCCTCTTTTAACTTGTGCAATTCCTGCGGTGTAAGCTTTGCCACGTTAATCCTTTCGCCAAAAAAGACTTATAAACCAAAGTTTTAGCCCTGACTTCACCATTTCACCCGTCGCGGCGGCGCGCCCTTCCAAAGCTTTTTTTTGCAGTTCGGCAGGGTCTACGTCGAAAGTCAACCCCGGCGAGGCGTCGCAAAAAAGGCATTTTTTGTTCTGGAAAGGCGCGCGGAATCCGCATTGTTCACAGTCGCGCCACTCAGTCACGGCGCGGCGCGCCCCACGGGCCGTATGAACGGGATTCGTCGGAAACCGTCTCAGAATCAAAAAGAGCCCGCCAATCGTCAAGGGCCATGTCTAACAGTTTTTGAATGTCCATCACTCGGCCTCCTCTTTAAATTCCTCTGGAATTTCGACTTCATCACCTAGTTGGCCCGCCACATAACACCGCATGGCGGCAGTCAAGGGCGTCAAACCCCGTTGTTCGGAATTCAGGTTGTCATAAGCAATCCAACCGCCATCTCCATCACCGCGCAATTCAATCCTCTCGCGCTCAACAATAGGGTAACCATCGTTATAAGACCCCGAGGGGCAAAAAAGGTACGGGTCATCTACGCCTTCCCAATCGGGGATAAAAACCTTCCCGTGCAAAACGAAAAATTCTTCGCCCTCACACTTCGCGACCGCCCAATCAAGCGCGGCCCCTGTCAATTCACTAGTTTTCATGATCAACACCTTTCTAAAGTATTAAGAACTAAACAACTACACCGTTACCCTCACAAGCTGGACAATCCTTCCACACAGGGGTCATGCCATCATTGCCTTCAAAACAGCCATAACTATGAGACAAAACACCTTCCTCGTGCCAATGCTTCGCACAAGTCTCACAACCATGCGTGTCATTCCAAATAAAATTTGCCTCTGCATTCACTTCTTCAACTGCCTTGAAAAACCGCTCGGCAAATTGCTTTGGTTCCTCATCCAACTGCTTCACCTCAAGTTCATGCTCATCTGTCCCGTTGTCGCAACCCTCGACAATTGAGCCAACCTTCAGGGCGATCACCAACACCCCTTGAGAATCCATGTCAGACCATGAGCCAAGGCGATACAGGTCATTGGAGTGAACCCACTCTGTTACCTCTTGCTCGTAGGGATAGTCGTCAAAACCATTGGGCTCAAGCACTTTGGTGTACTGCACACAAGCACTTAACCAAGGCCCACAAGCGGTGTATTTGTAGGTCTGTCTGTATAAGTCCCCTAATCCTTTTGCATCGGGGAACGCTTCAGCCAAATACTGATTGTCCAGTTGTTCTTGGTCATACTCTGGTGGGTAGTCATTCATGTTTTTTACCTTTCTGAAGTATTCGGTCACGGTGACCGTATTCGTATGATACACACTCTGCAAAAAAGTTCAACACAGGGGGCCGTAGCCCCCTGGTCACGGACTACTGAGACCCAGGCCCGTTAAACAGACCCTGCTCACACAACCGCTGTTTATACCCGTTGTTCCCGTCGAACAAACCCAACTTAGGAACCTCTTCCCCCCGGCTAGCCAACTCTTCCCGATACCTCTCTACCTTCTGCATATTGCTAGCCGTCTTGCCATGCCCGAGAGCCTTACACGCGGTGACAAAAGCATTGGCCAACCATTGGCGCAACTCCTCGGTACTGACTGTTTCAAGGTCACTCATTGACTTTCTCCTGTATGTTAAAGAACGATGCGCCCGCGATTTCTCACGGACAACACAAGTATATCATACCTAAAGTTAAATGTCAACCGCCCCCTGACAACGCCCGCCCCACCTCGGCCCACGGCACGGCGGCCATATTCCATCGCTCAAGCGGCGTGGTCTCCACTCCATGCATCAGCACCGCCTCGGCCTGATTCCCCCCATACAAAAGCAATTCAGCCTTTTTGACCGACCGCGTCCCCGGAGGGCGGTACTCGACCAAAATAAACGTCGGGCAGTTCAGACTCGCGTGTTTCAAGTGAAAAGCCACTTGATGCGGGCTCAGTGCGACTTTCTTCCCCCGCGTGACCACTTTAAGTTCGACCATCACGAAACGGCCCTCAGGGCGCGGCCCAAGGGCCACGAGACAGTCTGGAATACCCAGACCCACACGAGACTCTAAACGGGTCAGGAAGGCCCCTGGAAGGTTCTCCCTGAGGCGCTGATAAAGGGCTTTTTCAGGCGTCAGGCTCACGCCCCCCACCAGAACCCCCACCAACATCCAAACCCTCCCCACCAACATCCAAACCCTCCCCGCCAACGTCCAAACCCTCCCCGCCAACATCCTCAACATCGCCCTCGACCATGAAAGGCGGATCCTTCTCGACCGTGATGTCTCTCGCCTCAACGTCCAGGATCGCCTGCGGGGGCGGGCCGCCATACAGACGTTTAATCTCTTCGAGCTTTTTTTCGACCTCTTCTTTACTCATCTGGTCAATCGTGCCGTGCCTGATCTCTTTGCGGTCGATGTAGATCGTTCCAAGGGCCTGCCCACGGCGGTACTCTGCCTGCACGGCCGCACCGTACGCCCCGGCGGCCAGGGCCGCGTCACGGATGGTCTGCATATCCCGCATATGCCGCTCGAAAGTCGTGCCGTACTTCGCGGCCAACTCCGCTCGATACTCCTGAACGGCGGCCACGACGTGTGGGCTGATCTCCGGGTTGGTGAGACGCCACGCCCAGATCTTCGCGCTCTTCGGGTTGTATCCGGCCCGGATAGCGCATTCCTTCATCGTTACGGCCCCGTCGCCGCTGACCAACTCCTGTACGAAAGTCCACTCTTTTTGAGTGAGCTTCTTTTTTTGCTTTTTCAGCGGGGCCACGGGCGTGGTCAATCGCTTCTGCAACTTGTCCGGCAGTACGGGCGGCACGTGCCAAAGGTCTTTGTACGTCAAGTCGTTCTCCTACAGATCCAATATCCCGACACGGGTTCTTTTTTAATCGCGAACCGTCGGATGGGATTCTTTCTCAAGAAAGTCTTCAGGGCATTTCGAGCGGCCAGGGCATGGTCTTTTCCTTCCAACAAAAAGAAGTCGCCCAAGACCATCGCCTTAAAGGGATACCGGGCCCTGCCCGTGATCAGGTTGTACCGTACAGCGTGTCTCTTTGGCCGTATAGAGGTATTTCCGGCAAGCTCTCTTGCCACATTTTCCGCTTGTATTTCAAGGGTTTCGGTGCTTTCCATAGTCTCAATAATACCCACTTAAAACACCCCGCGCAACCCCCTCACCATACGCCGCTATACGCCTCTTCATACACCTGCCCGTACACCGCCCCTCACCAGCCCCCTCCAAAACACCCATTTTTTCCCCAACAATGGCGGCCACAAGCCATCTCAGCCCCTCTACGCCTCACTATACACCACTATACACCACCCCATTTTTCCATTACGACACCACATACGCCTATTTAGGGTGTTTTTGGTGTGAAAAAAAAAAATTTCAAAAAAAGTTGTGTGCGCGCATTCGAGAAAATACTTTTTTGGGTACTTTTTACGACACCACTATACACCACTATACACCACCCAAAAACACCCATCTGTATACTCTAAGTCCTTGATCCTTGATCCTTTTTCCTCTTTCTATACACCACTAGGGTGTTTTTTGTTCAAAAAAAAAAAAAAAAAATTTAACAATAAAAAAAACC